AGCATCTAATCAAACTATGGAAGTATTTCCTGGTAAGATTTTTAAAAGACAAGCTGGTTCTCCTGGTCAATCAATCTATGGATTAAAGTTTCCAAATACTGCTGTAGAAAATATGCAGATGTTTGATAAGTTTAGACAACTTGCAGATGAATCTACAGGACTACCATCTTATTCACATGGACAAACAGGTGTTCAATCTATGACAAGAACAGCATCTGGTATGTCAATGCTTATGGGTGCAGCATCATTAAATATTAAAACAGTAATTAAAAATATTGATGACCAATTAATTAAACCTTTAGGTGAAGCATTGTTCCAATGGAATATGCAATTCTATGAAGGTGACTTACCAATACATGGTGACTTAGAAATTAAAGCAACAGGTTCTTCTAGTTTGATGAAGAAAGAAGTTAGAAGTCAAAGACTAACTATGTTCTTACAAACTGTACAGAATCCTGCTATTGCTCCATTTGTAAGAATGTCAGAAGTAATAAAAGAATTAGCTCACTCTTTAGATTTAGACCCAGCAGAGATTTTAAATACTAAAGATGAAGCAGAAATCTACGCAAAAATAATAGGACAACAAAATGCTAACAAAGGAACTAGCCCAGAAGCTCCTCTCCCTGGTGAACTCGGAGCAATGGGTGGTGATGGAGGAGTACCTCCAGAAACTCCAGGAGCAAACAACCCTGGAAATGGCGAAAGCCCAATCGGACCTGGTAATACACCAATGCCAGGGGAGATGGAATTTACTGGACAGACTGAAGAACCTACCCAGTAATGTAAGAGACATAGTAAAATAATATTAGTGTTGACTAATATAATTTATATTGCTATAATTAAGCAAGGAGTAAAATGAAAAAAGTAAAAGCAATTAAAATGGCTACAGGTGGATTAATGTCAATGCCACCTTATATCGCTAAACAAGATAAAACATCTGAAGGTATTACACCTTATGATGTTAATACTCCTATGTCTGCTAGAAAAGGTTTACCTTCTAGAGCATTAGACAAATCAAGAACAAGATTCAATAAAGGTGGAGAAGCTTTCCCAGATTTAAGTGGTGATGGTGAAGTAACACAGAAAGATATTTTAATAGGTAAAGGTGTGATTAAAAAAGCTAAAGGTGGAATAATGGAACGAATGAAATTTGGTGAAGGTGATTCTGTGAAAGAAAAAATTGAAGCTAAAAAATTTGAAAAACTTGAAGCCATGAAAAATAGTGGATTAGAATTAACAACTAAACAAGAACAAGAATTAGAAGCTTATAAAGCAAAAGATAGAAAAGTAGAAATGGCAATTGGTGGAGCAGTAACAGAAAAATATAATATGCAAAGACCAGAGTATCAAGCATATGCTGAAGGTGATGTTGTTGAAGATGAAATGCCTGATGAAGATATGCCACCTATGGAAGAATTAAAAGTAGAAGAAGAATCTTTATTAGAACCAATGGGTATGGATAGTGAAATGCCTATGGATGATGAAGAAGATATTACTGATGAAGATTTAGAAAGTATGGATGCTATTATTGATACTTCAGCTTTATCAGATGAAGAAGAACAACTATTAGATGAAGCAGTTGATATGCATCCAGAATTAGAAGCTATCATTCCTAAATTAGTTGCAACAGAATTTACAGATGATGGAGAAGTAGAAGGACCAGGAACAGGAACTTCAGACTCTATCCCAGCACTTTTATCAGATGGTGAATTTGTATTTACAGCCAAAGCAGTTAAGAATATTGGTGTAGACAAATTAAGAAGTATGATGAAAAAAGCAGAACAAGATTATGATGCTGGTATTCAATCTCAAGCAGAAGAGCAAGAGATAGTATAAAAAATTTATAGAGAAAGGTAACTCTATGAATAGACAAGCTACCTTATAATTATTTTATTATAAGCCCTTGTAGTTTCGTTTTAAACAAAAACACCTGCCTTAGCTACCTTCAGTTAAGAAGCCCTAAAGGAGGATACGATGAGTAACAAAAACGAAGAAGGAAGACAAGAAGCCGAAGCAAACCCTTACAACAGAAAAAAATCTTGGCATACAGATGATTCAATGCCACAAGATAGAACTTCTGCTGATGAAGGTTTGTTTGTGCCAAACCCTGAAAGTAATCAAGGTTTATCAAATGCTACTGCCGAAGGCAACCCAGATGATAATACTGAGAATACTGATGCAACAATGGATAAGGTTCAAGAGTCTGCATTAAATGTAGAATCTAACCCTTATACAAAAGTTGATTATAAGAAAAGATATGACGACCTAAAACGATATTATGATAGGAAGTTAGGTGAATGGAACAGCAAGGAAAGTGACCTTAAAGTTCAACTTAAAGAGAACAGACCTGTTTACCAACCACCAAAATCGAAAGAAGAGCTTGAAGCTTTTAAAAACGATTATCCTGACATTTATGGAGTTGTGGAAACTGTATCTCACTTACAATCGCAAAATGAAGTTAAGACTTTACAAGACGAGTTAGAAAGTTTAAAGAAAGCAAATACTACTTTACAACAAAAGGAAGCTGCACTTGAACTTTCAAAATATCATCCTGACTTTGAAGAAATAAAAGAGTCTGATGATTTTCATAACTGGGCAGATACTCAGCCAATGGAAATTAAAAACTGGATATATGAAAACAACTCTAATGGAGCATTAGCTGCACGAGCAATTGACTTGTATAAGAAGGACCGAGGTCTTGGACTTGATAAAAAAACTACGAAGAAACAACCTAAGAATGAAGGTGCAGATTTGTTGGTTAAAACTAATGAACAAACTCAAGTACCTGATTCTAAAGAACCTTTCTTCAAAAGGTCTGATATTCAAAAATTATCAGATGCAGAGTTTATGAAATATGAAAAAGATATTTTAAAAGCTCAAAGAGAAGGTAGAATTATAGATTAATTCTATTTTCATTTTTATCAACAACTAAACAAAGGAGTAACTACAATGGCTAAATTCGCTGGTGGTTCAACATATAACTTTGGATTAGGTGTTTCAGGTCAAACTAATGGTTTTTTCATTCCTGAAATCTATTCAAAGAAAGTACAAATAGCTCTAAGAAAAGCTGCAGTAGCAGAAGCAATCTGTAACACAGACTACATGGGAGAAATCTCATCTTTCGGTGATACTGTTAACATTATCAAAGAGCCTCAAATCGCAGTAGCAGACTACACAAGAGGTCTGGCTGTAACATCAACTGACTTAACTGACCAAGAACTTGTTCTAACTGTAGACCAAGCTAAATCTTTTTCATTTAAGATTGATGACCTAGAGAAGAGATTCTCTCATATCAACTTCCAAGCTATAGCTTCAGACAATGCTGCTTATGCGTTAAGAGATGCAATGGATAGTAATATCTTAGCAGCTATTAATGCTGGTGCAACTGTAACTACAGGCATGGGAACTACTTCAGCTCCAATTGATATTGGATTTGCAAGTGGTGAAGTTGACCCTCTAAACCAAATGGCATTAGCTGCTAAGGAATTAGATGAAGCTAACGCACCTGAAGATGGAAGATGGTTTGTCGCTGCACCAGAATGGTACAACGCACTTTCTAACTCTTCTTCTAAACTTTTATCAGTAGATTTTAATGCTGGTCAAGGTTCAATCAGAAATGGTTTAGTAGCATCTGGATTACTTAGAGGTTTCCAAATGTACAAATCAAACAACCTACCAACTAATGACTTATCTGGTGCTACACCTGCTGGTTCAGCAACTGCACCTGTAGCTCTATTCGGTCACATGAGTTCAACTGCTGCTGCGTCAAGCATGAACAAAGTGGAAACTGTTAGAGACACAGGTACTTTCTCAGATATCGTTAGAGGTTTAATGGTATGGGGAAGAAAAGTATTAAGACCAGAAGTAGCTGGTAAAATTATCTACACAATAGATTAATTTTTAATACACTATTGGGTGGGGGTAGTAATATCCCCATCCTCTTATTAGGAGAATAATTATGATAGACAAAATTAAAATACAATTAAAATGTTTACTAGATGATGCTAAACACTTTTGGATGTTTCATAGAAAACTTTCATTAGGTATTATAGCAGGTCTTGTAATCTTATGGATATTAATATAGGAGAAACAATATGCCAATGAAAAAAGCAATGCCTGGTGGTAAAGTAGTAAACAAAGGTAAATATAAATATGGTGGTAAAGTTCACCGAAATAAAAAAGGCTATGGTGGAGTAATGACTATAGTACTTAAAAAAGATAAAACTAAGAAAAAATAATAATGGGTATAATGTCTTCACCTGCTTGGACTCGTAAAGAGGGTAAGTCTAAATCTGGAGGACTTAATGCTAAAGGTAGAGCTTCTTATAATAAAGGTCGAACTAAGACTGGTAAGAAAAGAAATCTTAAAGCACCTAGTAAAGTAGTAGGCAATAAAAGAAGAAAGAGTTTTTGTGCGAGGATGAAAGGGATGAAGAAAAAACTTACATCTAAAAAAACTGCGAGAGACCCTAATTCAAGAATTAATAAATCACTAAGAGCATGGAACTGTTAAATGGCTAAAACTTATCTATCAATGACAAACGAATTACTGGTTGAAATAAATGAACCAGAAGTAACAACAGTATCAGGAGCATTAGGTATACAAAAGTTTGTATCTAATTGTGTTAATAGAGCTTACTTTGATATAGTAGATGCAGTAGATGAATGGTCTTGGTTAAAAACTGCAGCACCTCAAAATGATTATTATGGTAATACATTTGTTGAAACTGTAGCTGGACAAAGATGGTATCTTATGAAAGCTGGTTCAACTGATGTAGATACAGATTATGATTCAGTTAACTGGGATGATTTTACTTTAACAACAGAAGGTGTTACAGGTAAGTCTGCTCCACATACAATTAATAAATTATCATTTACAACTTTATCAGCATGGAGACAAAACTATGCTGCAAATGAAGAAGCAAGTAAAGCTAACACACAAACTTATGCAACACCAGTAAGAGTATTAAGAAGTTCAGATGGAAGAAGATTTGGATTATCTCCAATACCTGATGGTGTATACAGAATTTATTTCTTTGCTTATAATAGACCTGCTGAATTAACAAATGATACAGACAAAGTATTATTTCCTGAACAGTACAAACCAGTTTTACTAGCAAGAGCTAGATATTATATTTATCAATTTAAAGATAATATTGCACAATCGCAATTAGCTTTAGATGAATATAAAAAAGGATTACAAAATATGGCTGACCAATTAAACTCTCCTCAACCAGAGTATATGTCAGATGTAAGATTTACATATTTATATTAAGGAATAAACTATGCCAACTCAAGGAGCTTCTATTACAGTACAAGGTGGCTTGGATTTAATTTCAAGTTCTCATGCTTTATTTAGAACACCTGGAGCTGCAACTAAATTACAAAATTTTGAATCATCTACAACAGGTGGTTATAGAAGAATAAGTGGTTATCAAAAGCTAGGTACTACAAGTGCAGTTATTCCTTCTGGTGTATCAACAGATATTATTCATGGTTTATCAGGATATGCTGATGGAGTTGTAGTAGCTCAAGGAGATGATTTATATTTTAGTACTACAGGTACTTCATATGTTACAATAAATAAAGATACTTTTACAGCAGCTACTGGAACAGTTTCAATTAGTGCAGGTTCACCAACAGTAACAGGAACTAATACTGTATTTACTTCTGAATTTATTGTAGGTGATGATATAAAAATTGATGGTAACTTTTATAAAGTATTATCTATTACAAGTAATACTGTCTTAACATTAGATATTAATGCTAATACTGGTAATACACAAAATGGTTTAACTTTTTATAAAGGTGGTATTATAGCAAGTGCTTTAGCTTCAGCAACTACAATATCTAGAACTAATCAAACTAATTTACAATTTACAAACTTTGAATCTCATGGACAAAATGGTACATTATATTTTGTAGATGGAAATAATCGTATTGGTGAATTTTTTATTGATGAAAATAATAAATATCACTTTGAAGAAATTCACAGGTCATCACCAACAGCTTGTTCATTAATTGAAAGATATGCTGAAAGAATAGTAGTATCAGGACAAGCAGCTAATCCTAGTTTAGTATATTATAGTACTAGATTAAAACCTTATGATTTTGAAGGAGCATCTGCAGGATTTGTAGATGTAGGAGATATAGTAACAGGTATTAAAGTATTTAGAAACAGCTTAATTATATTTTGTAAAAATAGTATATATGAGTTGACAAACCTTGATTCTACACCTATAATCAAATCAGTAACTAAAAATATTGGTTGTATAAGTGGTAACTCAATTCAAGAGATAGGTGGAGATTTAATATTTCTAGCACCTGATGGATTAAGAACAATTGCTGGTACAGCTAGAATTGATGATGTCGAATTAAGTTCTATATCTAGAAAAATTTTACCTTTAGTAAATGATATAATTAATAACTTTGCTAATTACACTCTTTCTAGTATGGTAATTAGAGAAAGAAGTCAATACAGATTATTTTATTATCAATCTGGTCAAGCAGCTTCTGGACAAAAAGGAATTATAGGAACATTCAAATATAATGCAGAAGGTATTCCTTCATTTGAATGGAGTGAAACTAAAGGACTACCTGTAAAATTTTGTACCTCAGATGTTAATAATAATGGTACAGAAAATTTATTTCATACAGATGAAACAGGTTATGTTTATAAACATGATACTGGCAATAGTTTTGATGGTTCAAATGTAGAAGCAGAATTTCAAACACCAGATATGGACTATGGTGATAATGGTTTAAGAAAAAGTTTATACAAAGTAAAAACTAATATTGAACCTGAAGGAACTCAAAACGATTTAAATTTAAGAATTAGATATGATTTTGAAAGTAGTGAAGTACCTCAGCCAGGAAATTTTGCTGTAGGTAATTTAAGTTCAGCTTCATTATTTGGTACTGCAGTATTTGGTACAGCAGTATTTGGTACAACAACATTACCAAGTAAAAGTATATTAGTAAATGGAAGTGGCTTTTCTAATAACTTTAAATTTTTTAGTAATGATACTAATGCACCATATTCAGTAAATGGAATGTTTGTTTCATTCATAGCAGGAGGAAGAAGATAAATTATGGCAGGATATACTAGACAGAGTTCACTAAATAATGGTGATACTATTACAGCAGCTTTATTTAATAATGAATACAATCAATTATTAGCAGCCTTTAATGCATCATCAGGACATAAACATGATGGTACTGCAGCAGAAGGTCCAGTCATTGCACTCATTGGAGATGCAGGATTAACAACTCCATTAAACAAAATTCTTATTGATACAGCTAATGATGAAATAGGTTTTCATATTGATGTATCAGGAACATCCACAGAACAATTTAAATTATTAGATGGTGCAATTGTACCTATAACAACTAATGATATTGACTTAGGTTCTAGTTCTTTACAATTTAAAGATGCTTTCTTTGATGGTACTGTAACATTAGATGGATTAACTATTGGTAGTGCTACAAGTATTACAGATGTTGATACAGATATAACTTCAGTATCAGCAAGTGATGATACAATTGCAAGTGCTAAAGCTATTAAGACTTATGTTGATGCTCAAGTAGCAACAATTCCTGTAGGAGATATTACTTCAGTAGTTGCTGGTGCTGGTATGACTGGTGGTGGAACATCAGGTGATGTAACATTAAATGTTATAGGTGGTACTGGTATTGATGTTAATGCAAATGATATAGCAATTGATTCTACAGTTGCAACATTAACAGGCTCACAAGTTTTAACTGGTAAAACTATTGATGTAGATAATAATACATTATCAAATATTGAAGTAGATAATTTAAAATCAGGAGTATTAGATACAGATTTAGCTTCAGTTGCTGCAGGTGATACTACACTTGCTTCAGCAAAAGCTATTAAGTCTTATGTAGATACTGAGATTGCAACAATACCTGTTGGGGATATTACTTCAGTTGTTGCTGGAACAGGATTATCTGGAGGAGCTACAAGTGGAGCTGCAACTTTAAATATAGATACTGCAACTACAGTTGATGTATCTACAGCACAAACTTTAACAAATAAAATTTTAACAAGTCCAGTTTTAAATACTTCTATTAGTGGTACAGCATTTAAAGATGAAGATAATATGTCATCTGATTCTGCTACATCAGTTGCTTCTCAACAATCAATTAAAGCATATGTTGATACGCAAGTAGCTACAATACCTACTGGAGATATTACTGAAGTTGTAGCTGGTACAGGTTTATCAGGTGGTGGTACATCTGGTTCAGTAACTTTAAATGCAGATGTTTCAGCATCAAGTACAACTACATTTACAAATAAAACTATAGATGCAGATGGTACTGGTAACTCAATTACTAATATTGAAGATGCTAATATTAAATCTGCTGCAGCTATTGATGCTACAAAGATAGCAGATGGTACAGTAACAAGTACAGAGTTTCAGTTTATTAATAGTTTATCATCTAATGCTCAAACACAAATAGATGCTAAACAAGCTACTATTGATTCATCTAATAGATTAAATGCTAATTTAATACATGATGGTTCAGTAGATAATACAGAATTTGGTTTCTTAGATGGAGTAACTTCATCTATTCAAACTCAAATAAATACAGCTAATACTAATATTAGTAATAAAGCTAGTAATGGTTTTGCAGTAGCTATGGCTATTGCTCTCTAGTTGTTGACAATAAGGTAAAAAAAAGGTATAATTAGGATAATTCTATGGCACAAGATTTCGAAAGATATTTACAACAAGACATTTCAAACAATGCAGGTTCTCCTACTGTTTTAAGAACAGCAGCAGATTCAGATGATGCTATCATAGGTATTAGATGTGCAAACACTTCTGGTACTTCTGTGAATGTAACTGTGTATGTTAAGAATGGTAGTGACACTTATCATATTATTAAAGATGCACCTATCCCTACAGGTGGTTCTTTAGAATTAATTGATGGTGGCTCTAAGGTTGTATTACAGAGTGGAGATTCAGTTGAAGCAGTAGCTTCTGCAGCTTCATCTGTTGATATAATTACAAGTGTTGTAGATACTATCTCAGCATAATAAGGAAATAATATACTATGGCATATGTTGGAAGAACTCCTGCAAACGCAGCTTTAACAGCTTCAGATTTAGAAAATGGTATTGTCTCAGCAGACAAACTAGCTACTAATTCTGTTACTGAAGTTAAAGTAAATGCAGATGCAATAACAAATGCTAAAACAGAATTTACACCTGGACTAACAATTAAGGGGGATGGTTCAAGTGCTGATGGAAAAATTATTCTTAATTGCTCACAAAATTCACATGGAGTTTCAATAGCTGGACCTGCACACTCTGCAGGACAAAGTTATAATTTAGTTTTACCAACAAGTGTTGGAACTAATGGACAAGTACTTGCTACAAATGGTTCTAATACAAATCAATTAAGTTGGGTTGATGCAGTAGAAGCAAAACCAACAGTAGCAGATGTATCTCAAACGATTGCACCTAGTACAGATGTTACATTTACTATTACTGGTACAGGGTTTGTATCTATCCCTATAGTAGAATTTATTAAATCAGATACAGGAGCTATTACAAGAGCTGGTGCTGTATCATTTACAAGTGCAACATCTTTATCAGTAACAGCTAATTTAGCTACTGGTGCTTATTATGTTAGAGTTGAAAATAATGATGGTAATGCAGGTAGAAGTGTTAACACTATTATAACTGCAAGTACAGCTCCTACATGGTCAACATCAGCAGGTTCACTTGGAACAATAGCAGGAGATTTTTCTGGAACAGTTGCAACAGTTGCAGCAACTTCAGATAGTGCAATAACTTATTCAGAAACAACATCTATTCTTACAGCTTCAGGACAAGCTAATTGTTCTTTAAATAGTTCAACAGGTGTTATTACAACAACAGATTTTGGTGGTAGTTCAACTACTGCAACAACATATACATTTACACTAAGAGCAACAGATGTTGAAGGACAAACTGCAGATAGACAGTTTACTTTAACTTCTAGTTTCGGTGCAACAGGTGGGGGACAATTTAACTAATGGCTAATACATATTTAACAAAGACCCCTTCAAGTACAGGTAACAGAAAAACATTTACAATTTCTTGGTGGGTTAAAAAATCTGATATATCATCTAATATTGTTCAAGTTAGAAGTGGTATACCACCTGGGGGTAGTGGAAATTTTTTCACTATTGATGGAAACCCTCATTTAAGAATTAATGGTGCTGATAATTCAGTTGATAAATTTCAATTAATACCTTCTCAAAAATTTAGAGATACTAATGCTTGGTATCATTTTGTAGTAGCTTTTGACACTACACAATCAACTGCAAGTGATAGGATAAAATTTTATGTTAATGGTTCGCAAGTTACTGATTTTTCAACTTCAAGTTATCCTGCACAAAACTATGAAACTCATTGGAGCAGTAGTTCAGAAACCCATTCAATAGGTGCTAATGCTCAAGGTGGTGATGCTTTTAGTGGTTGTATGTCACATTTTCATTACTGTGATGGAACAGCTTATGACGCATCAGCATTTGGTGAAGAAGATTCAACAACTGGGGAATGGAAAATTAAAACTGATGTTTCTGTAACTTATGGAACTAATGGTTTCTTTATTTTAAAAGATGGTAATTCAGTAACAGACCAATCTGGTAATAGTAATAACTGGACAGTTGCAGGTGGTACACTTACAAAAACAGAAGATTGTCCAAGCAATGTTTTTGCTACATTTAATCCTTTAGCTAAACATGGTAAAACAACAAGTACACCAAGTGATTTTATGGCTAATGGTAATACTACTTTTTACACACCAAGCGATAACAATGCTAGACAAGGTTTATTTTTAACTTCTTTAGGTGCAACTTCTGGAAAATATTATTGTGAATATAAACAAGGTGGTGGAAATAGATTATTAACAGGAATATGTAATGCAAATATTTTTAAAGCTACAAATGAACCATACGCAAACTCAAATCAAAGTGCTTTGCTTTATTTAGAAGTTAATACAGAAATAAAATATGATGGTGCAAATTATACTACAGGAATACAAGGTGGAGCTGATGGAGATATTTTTGGTTTTGCTTTAGATTTAGATAATAAACATTGGTATATACATAAAAATGGTACATACTTTAAATCAGGCGACCCTACAAGTGGTTCTACTGGTACAGGTTCTATAATTGCAGCAACATCAACTTCTGCTTACTTTAATCATGGAGAAATGTTTTTCTGTGCAGCAGATTTTTCAAGTGGAGATTATGCAACATCAGAATGGAATTTTGGCAATGGCTACTTCGGAACAACAGCAGTATCTAGTGCAGGAACTAACGCAAGTGGAAATGGAATATTTGAATATGATGTACCAACTGGCTTTACTGCTTTATCAACAAAAGGATTAAACTCATAATGGCTTATACAAATATAGATAAAAGTAAGGAACATTTTGAAACAACTACATACACAGGTGGTGCAACAGATGTATCTACTTTAAATTTTAAACCAGATTTTGTCTGGGCTAAAAAAAGAAGTGGTTCTGAAAATCATGGATTATTTGATGCAGTAAGAGGTGCAACAAAAACTTTAAGTTCAAATGCAACTTCAGCAGAAAGCACAAGAAGTGGCTCATTAACTTCTTTTGATAATGATGGTTGGAGTATGGGTGGTTCTGATGGAATTATATCTGCTTCTGGTTCTACTTATGTAGGTTGGGCTTGGAAAGCAAATGGTACAGGTTCAGCTAACACAGATGGTTCAATAAACTCTACTGTTAGTGCTAATACTACAAGTGGTTTTAGTATTGTGTCTTATACAGGAAATGGTTCTACAAGCCAAACTGTTGGTCATGGTCTTGGAGCATCACCATCAATGGTAATTATAAAAAATAGAGATGTTTCTACTGAAGGTTGGTGGACACAGCATACAAGCTTTGCTTCTGGAACTTATTATAATAGATTAAACTCAACTGATTCTACAGGTAATTCTGGTGGTACAAATATATTTAATGGATTTCCAACATCTACAGTTTTTAACATAAATGATGGTAATGGTGTTAATAAAAGTGGTTCTGATTTTATAGCCTACTGCTTCGCAGAGAAAACTGGTTTTAGCAAGTTTGCTTCTTATACTGGAACTGGGGTTGAAGAGGGAACATTTGTTTATACTGGATTTAAACCTGCTTTTGTTATGGTTAAAAGAACAAACACCACATCTGATTGGGTAATATGTGATAGTACAAGAGATACTGATAATGGAGTATTTAAAAAATTATTTCCAAATTTAAGTCAAGCAGAG